GAACCGACCACCGTTGTCTTTCTTGATGCGCCTTCGCCTTCTCCAGCAACCAGCGTCACATTCCGATAACCGGCTTTTGCTGTAAATTCTACGCCCTTATACACGGACCAAAAATCGGCAATTGTCTTGAAGTTGTCTTCAGGGGAACCGTATTCGTTTTCCCGATGGCCGCATACAATTTCTTTTGCTTTTTCAAGAGTGTTAGCTCTGTTCATCATCGGTTTCCTCCTCGACACAATATTCGTTCGGAATATAAATGCGTTTCCGTTCTTTGGCCACTACCTGGCATCCGCACATCGGACAATCAAATGAATCATACAGCGTCTCTTCATTGGTAGAACCAAAAGCGACAGCAAGACCGGTTTTTCCGTTATCACGGGAAATATAATGTCTTTCCTCAATGGCGTTAAATTTGCAGCCACAAATTTTACATTCGAGCATCGTTTTTCTCCTTTCAATTCAGCGGGATTGCCCTCGGCAGCTTCAAAATATAACCGTCTCGAACTCTAACCGCAGTAGCTCCCGCAATATTTGTCCAACCATAACGGTTCATAGTAAAGTTATCGTTTGGAACACGGGCAAGATCATAGAAATCGGATACACTGACTGTTCCATACTGGCTGATAATATCGTTCATAGCATCCAGAACAGCCTCCGCATCACCGCGAGTGTCGAAGAGAATATCGTCATATTCAAGCCCTCCTCGTCTGTTTGAGGCAGACCCCGCACGAATACGGTCGGAATCTCGTTCGTAATAGTTCCGATAAGATACTTTGGATGCCGTTCCGTTTTTTCTGCTTCGTCCAGCTTCGCCATACAAAATCATATCAATACCGGTAGTAACAATATCGGAAATCGCCTTTTTAACAGCAGGTATGATAACCTCCATTAAAATATAAGATTTGACATTATTTGCATCCTCGGCAATAAATACATCTGCGAATTTCTGCATTTCGCCCTTTTTGCGTGTTTTTGCAGTCCCGGTAATAACTGCTTCCACTTTCTTTTCTGACTTTTGTTCCTGCCGAGATTTATCAGAATTGGATTTGTATTCTTCCACCTATTTATCTCCTTTCTCACGCCGGAATCAGCTTACCGGGCAATGTAATTTTGCTGTTTGGCGTAAAGCCGTTTTCCTTTTTATATCGGTAAGCAAGATTACTTCGCGCCTTTGCCTCAGTAGCGGCAATTGTAGTTGCAGTCCAACGGTGCTGGATACAATCGTCAAACCGCATAACAGGACCATCGTATTTATACTGCTTCATAAAATGCCTCCTTTCTGGATAAAAGAAAAAAGGGAAAGCACCTTGTTACAGGCACTCTCCCTTATCTGAACCTTTCAAATTCTGATTTTCAGTTGTCTTCAGTAACAATCTCAGATTCGTTCAAGATAACCGTCCGCTCTTCAGCAGCCATCTTTTTCTGTTCGATCTGGGCCTTGATATTTGCGATTACCGGCTTTGCTACATATTTGTAGACGACTACGCCTACAACTACGCTCAAGCCGATACCAGCGGCAATCTTTACGCCCTTGCTCATACCAGTTTTCTCGATAACCTCTTCAGCGGTCTCAATAACCTCGTTGTTCATAATCTCAGTGTTGTTCATTGTGAAATCTCCTTTCAAAATATACAGAATTACGGAATGTTCTTCCATTAAATAACTTGTAATTTTCGCGCAGTAAAGTTTATTGATAATCGTATACAGGCGCTACTTGATAATCGATTACCAGGCATGGTGTATCGTTGGCGTCTAAGTGTGATGAGAAAGCAAGTTCGATATATCCTTTATCAATATTCCATCCAAGCATGTCTCCCATTTTTGTACCATCGAGGCCAAGTTCGTAGTAAAAATCATTCAGCGTAATATACATCTCATCACGCATCCTGCGGTTCAGTTCATTTACGACTCGTGAAATCTTGTCTCTGTCGGATTTGAAATATCTTCCGGAAATCACATCATAACAAATCGTGTTGCCACCCTTTTCCGTAAGAATAACCTCGCGGACAGGATTCCGCATCATTTTATCTTTGGATACAGAATCACGGATTGACTGTTCTTTTTTCTCGCCGATAGTTTCCACTACTTTTTCCTGGTATTCTTTCAAAGTAGACTCGGAGAGCGTATAAGCAGTGGCAAGCGCTGCGTTCCGGCGAAGATTGGTAGAGCTTGCCCCTATAAGGCAGAAAATAGATACGGTTCCTACAACGGCTGCCGGAATATAACAGGGCCATGCAGTCTTAACGATTTCCTTTCCGCTTAGAATATCTGTTTCCAATTCAGTTTTCTTATCTTCAATAAGAACAAGCGCTTTAGGCGTCGCCCGCACCGCCATTACAGTAGTTGTAATCATACCTGCAATGCCGATACCGGTAAGTATCTCCGGACTATGTTTTTTCATTGCCGTCCGTACACTCTTGGCAATGCTGCTTAAGTTGTGTTTAGGCATTTCTTTTTCTCCTTTCAGTGATTAAACAAACAGAAGTACTAGTTCTTCTGCGATTTCGACTGCCGTTTGAAATATAAATGTACGTTGCTCGTCCTCGCCGCCAAAACAGCCATACATATACATATCAAACATAAATCTGTCAATCGTATCTATCGGGTCGTCAAAAGGGTGATCCAGGATACTGTTACAGATTTCATAAGCAGCCCATTGCTGATAAGATCGTTTTTTAAACTCATACTTATCCCACGAAAACGATGGACTAAATAAATGTTCATCGATGTATTGCTGAATAATGGATACAGCCGTATCGACATCACACATACCAACACCTCTATGACAAAGAAAAAGAGCCCTTGTTAGGGCTCTTCGTCTTCTTCATCATCAAGTGCGGCAAGCTTTGCGTTAATAGCCTCATCGATTTTTTCATCCATCTTCTTTTCGTTCACCCAATCGGTAAGCAGTGTTGCTGCTACGCCTCCTATGGTAGCGACCATTCCGAGGATTTTAATCAATTTACTGTTATTCATAAAGCGAAACCTCCTTTTTGTTTCATAAAGCACTATGTAATTTTTGCGTATCACAGATCTTCCATCCAGTCTGCCGTTGGCTCAAAAACCATATCGATAATGTAGATTTCCATACCGTCTTCTAAAGTGAGTCGGTGATGATTGAAGTCAATCCAGTAAATATCACCGTTTACGGAAGACCAGCCAACCTTATCGCCAAAATCCGTCCGTTCCAGTCCGAGAAACTCATAGAAATCGTTAAGCGGAATGACACCGGCAAACATAAAGTTACGGTTCAAATGGTATTCAGCTTGAATGACCTTCTCGATGGTAGACTCGAAATATCTTTGAGAAAAGCTGTCATAAAATGTACGGGTTATTTCAGGCTCCATACCTTCGCCGAAATCAAGGCTGGAATTAGAAATAAAGCTCGGGGATGAAATAGAAACCTCCTTGCACTTCTCCGCCACAATCGAATTTACAATAGCGTTGTGCGCTTCTTCGCCATACAGTTCTTTTAGCTTGTCCTTATATTCTTTATACGAATTCTGAACAAGTGCATACGCGCTGGTGAGAGCAGCCTGCTGGCGCCTATTTAAAGCATTTGCTCCCATAATACAGGCAATCGTAGAAGCTCCAAAGGCTACCGCAGGAATATAACATTTCCAAGCAGATAGAATAGCTTCTTTCTTGGTATAAGCGTATGGATCACCGCCGTGGTTCTTTTTACTATCCGTGTGAATCAGCACTAAAGCTTTCGGAGTAGCTTTCACAGCAACTACAGCGGTTACAATTACGCCTATCGATGCTACACAAGACAGTGCAACAGGAGAATACTTCCTGATATACAGCCCTGACTCATGCAGCATCTTTTGAATGATTTGGCTTTTGCTCATATTTTTCTCCTTTCGTTCAGTATGAATAAAACAAGTCAATTGCATTGTTTACAGTTTCATGTGCAATTAGAAACATACGGCTATTTCTCGTATTTAGGCGGCTGTATTTGTCTAACTTATTACTCAAATTTTCCATAGTCGACAATTCATCACCCAGAGAACAACGTTCGAGTTGTTCTAAGAGTTCTGATATAGCCCACATTGAATAACTCATTTCTTCTAACGAATATTCCATTGGCAGTGAGAAAAAGAGATCTTCAAGATATCCTTCATAGTCTTTTACTATATCGATAGCCGTATAGCAATCCTCTGACAAATGCGTTCCTCCTTTCGATGATTATTTCATCGCTCTCAAAAGATCCAAAATATCAGCAGTCATAGCTGATGCTGACTGAAATATTTGGCTGGTTCTGGGATTTACCCTCGAATAACGGGACATTTTCATCATGAATTCGTGAGCGAGTTGGCAGAATTCATCGATTGATCCCGATGTTCTCGGATATATTCTTTCGGCGATAAAATCTTTGAGCTCGTCGACAGCCCATTGTGAGTAACTCGCTTTTTTGAATTCCGCCGTCCATTTTCCAAACAACGGCGGCATCCATGCATCCATGTGGTACATGTCATACAAAATTAGTTCAAGCTGATCGATGCTCATGGCTTCTCCTTTCATGTAAAATTAAAAAAAGTAAAAGAGACAGCTCAGCCGTCCCTCATAATAATCCTTGTAATTTTCGCGCAGTAAAAGAAAAGAGCCGTTGTCAGCGGCCCTAGTCTTTATAAGCCAATGCTCTTGAGAATTTTCATAAGCTCCTCTTTTTCGAGTTCCGCATCTACATCCAAATGGATATGGGTCTTTCCATCAGCAACTGTAGCGTCTACCTTATTCAAATTCAGCTTAATGTCATAACCAAATTTCTTCCGGATAGCAAAAGCTGCCAATTTCGAGATAATACCCGTCGTGAATTTAGATCCGATTTTCATCTCATCCATGCTCCTTTTTCTCCTTTCAAATCTTCATTGATTCCATAACAGGAGCTGTATTTTTTGCGAAAAAGAAAAGAGCCGTCGGCAACGGCTCTCATCTCAGATAATCCAATTCTCTTTTGCAAAGAATAACGGAATAGCAATCATTCCAAAGAACACCAATGCCGTTCCATCGTTGTCTATAAGTATAGGTACATACCCACAGACAAGTAATGCTATTGCATATAATTTGTTCTTTAAAGTCTTCATAACCGTATCTCCCTTCAAATTTTTCGTTGGTTTTTCATAAAGGGAAATGCGATTTTTGCGTTTAAATTTCTCTCCGGTCAAAGACTGTCTCCCATCGTTCTCTCTTGATAGGCTTCATCTTAAGCGCCCACATAATCTGCCTGACTGTAACGGTAGGGTAGAGGCCGTTCGTACAAGCTCCGGCACGATTGTCAAAATACTCTCTGAATCCCGGATGCAAATATAAAGCGTCTGTAATCCACGGGTCAACCTCGCTCCACCAGGTACTCTTTGTCTCAGCATCAAACCGCTGCTGAATCACTGCCAGACCCTTATCCTCAATTTGATATAGCGTGCAACTGTTGTAAACGGGATGTTCGCAAATATAACGAGAACCGTACATAGACAGATAGATTTCAGGCTTATCAAAATGGTACCGCATAATATATAACCACCTTAAAAATAAAAGAAAAAGAGTCCTCGTCAGGACTCCTTCTCCCTTGCTAATAATCTTAATTAATCGTCGCAGACCTCTTCCTTTGTGGGATAAAGGGCTTCATATTCCTCATCATTCTCGAATCCATAATACTCCAATTCGACTGAATGACCACATGCAGGACAAACCAGAATGTCCTCATATTCATCTTCAAATTCCATAAGCCCTCCGCATTCACTGCAAATATATCTTCCAGTGAACATAGCGTCTCTCTGCGCATCGTTAAAAAAGCTCATTGCAAATTACCTCCTTGATATTGCGTGGCAATTTAAGTATACCCGCCACATTCGTTTTATCAAGAGATAAAAAGCACTTTTACATCTCTCACAATAGGCTTTGTAAATATCGTGCAGGAGAAAAACGAAGAGACCATGTATTACACACGAACTCTCCGTTCTTTGAACCCAGTTTACTTCTTCGTCGGTTTGAACCGATTGAATAAGCCTCTGAATGTTGTGGAAGTGAATGTCCCGTTCTCTTCGAACTTGAATCCTCTCCGCATCCAGATTCCGTAGAACACTAACGGTATTATCAGCTCAGCGGCAGCTATACCAATTCTGACATATCGATCTCTGACAGCTTCGTCCATTTGCGCATATTTGAAATCTTTATCGCTTTCACGATTTTCGATTTTCTCCATGTGCTCAATGGCGTTTTTGTCTTCCTCGAGCTTCAGCTTGTACAGCTTCGTCAAGCTATCTACTGCCGTAGTGTGCTCTTGTGTTCCGGAGTCGAGAGTAGACAAGCGTTTAATCTCCGTTCTAATCTCTTCTTCCAACAAGCTTCTGTTTTCTTCACCCATGTTCAATCTCTCCTTTCAGTTTAATAGGGTTCCATAAAAGGAATTGTTATTCATGCGGAATAAAGTCTTTTTCTTTAACTCGCATAACGACATATTTTTTTCTGACAACTGATTCAATTCGTTTGGACAGCTCCAAAAATAAAAAAAGACCGTCCGGATCAGAATGGTCAACTCGTAAATTACCAATCGAAATGAAGCGAAAGACAATTCTTGAAAAGATTATTCCGATAACAATACCGATGGCAAGACTAATCGCTATATCCATAAGCGCCCTCCTTAAAATGTTTTTCCAAATTTTCAACCCGGGGAATTTTTCAGATACTAATTTAGCATGTTTTTCCGTCACCTGCGTACGGAATTCTAATCTAGGATAAAAAGAAAGAGCCGTTGTTAGCGGCTCAATCTCTTCATTGATCGTAGTAACTTCTGTATGAAATCCTGTTTTTACGCTTTTTGTGCGGAATTAAACTAAGTAAAAAATCCAATAAGAATTCTCCTGCTTTATATCCAACTCCTGCCAAAATAGCTAATATAAATATTTTCATGTTCATGCACTCCTTTCATAAAGGAGCCTGTTATTTCTGCGAACCCTCGCCTTCATAAACGATTTTCTTTCTCAAATCCGACCACGAAATATAACGGTCTTTGCGGCACACTGGACAATAAAACTTATTGACCTTGCCTCCAATGTCTATAAGCTCATTGCTATCTGCTTCCAGTCTGCTCTGACAATTCGGGCAGTTGAAGCGATAGACTTTTTTGACTGCTAAATCTACTATCTTCATCACTGTCTCTCCTTACTCAATAACCAGAAAAAACGTCTATACAAGTCATAATAAGTATCCTTGCAGCATGGAATAGAAAGATTAACTCTCATGTAATCATAAGACACCCCTTCTGTTACACCTTTCAAAATATAACAGAAAAGCTTTTCGTCTGTTTCTTTGGCCGCCTGTTCTACCATATTCATGCGATTTGAATAGAACACTCTTGCCATTGCACATTTGGCAACAGGATCACTGATATTGTTGGTCTTACACGGTGGAATTGCTTTCGGCCAACTGCTTGGATACCCATCCAACATCGCATAATATCGTCGCCATATGGGATATTGCAAACAAAAATGCTTCAGCTCATAATACCGATGCTTCTCAATCCAATACTGATTTTTCTCAGACAGCTCCGGACGGATTGTTGTACTCATGTCCGTTCCCCCTTCCACACATAACCTGTTTCCTGCCAGAGAAGCTTCGGGGAAATGTAAAAGTTGATACGTCCGTACTTTGAATTCATCTCTTCCAGATTGGTGATAAGTTTTCCGTTCCTGGTTGCTTTACCGATAGGCAGCCATCCAGATACAATGCCGGCTCGAATCCATGATGCGTCTTTTCCATAGACCCTTGCTGCAACAGCGACTGGAACAGAGCCCGGTGCAAATACAATTTCATTCATTGGCGTTTGCCTCCTTTCAACCGCTATTCTAGGTTAGAAACTGCTTTTAGTAAAAACAACCTCGGTGAAAGTAAGCGCCAACGAATCATCGTCATTTCGCAAGGGTAATCCTCAAATCCCAGTGTATCGCAGGTGATAAGACCTTCGATAACACCGATAATAATGTCCGCTTCGTATTGTTTGTAAGGAAATATAAAATCGGGCAATTCCCGATGTATAGAATGGCATTTGCAACAGCGAAATCTCTTGATATCTACTTTCTTTTTATGTCCGTATTTCGCCCGGACAATTCTTTTAACGCTATCGTAATATTTAAGCTGTCCGCCGCATTTTGGACAAGTTGATTCATTATTGTTAATCATATACATCTCTCCAAAACTGAATAAGAAAAGTTAAGTATAGGAGTTGACATTCCTACACTAATGATATATGATTACTAATAGCAAATCAATGAGAAGGTGATAACTATGCTTGTAAAATGCCCCGAATGTGAATTACAAGTAAGCGATAAGGCTGTATACTGTCCGCATTGCGGATATCCATTGCAGCCAAATATAAAACCAAGAAAGCCTCGTAATAAAAACAATAAACGCCGCAGATTACCAAACGGATTCGGACAGATAAGCGAAATTAAAAATCGTAATCTTCGCAACCCGTTTCGAGCAATGATAACAGTTGGCAAGACAGAGTCCGGACGGCCTATTTGTAAACCGCTGAAGCCGGAATCATATTTTCCTACTTACAATGACGCCTATGCCGCTCTAGTAGAATATAACAGGAATCCCTATGACCTGGAGCCGTCCATAACCGCTCAGGAGCTTTATGAGAAATGGACTTCTGAGTATTTCAAGACAGTAAGTGAATCAGCTCAAAGAGGAACGGAAGATGCTTGGAAATACTGTTCCGCTGTCTATAAAATGCGGGTAGTTGAAATCCGAGCTAGACATATCAAAGGCTGCATGGAAGAAGGCGTTGCTACTGTACGAGGAAGAAAGCAGACTCCCAGCGCCACTATGAAAAACAAAATTAAAACTCTATTCAACCAAATGCTCGATTATGCGGTTGAATATGAATTGGTGGACAGAAATTATTCCAGAACATTCAATCTTACGGACGAAACCATCAAGGAAATCCGAAACGTGAAGAAAGAGCATATACCCTTTACTGACGAAGAGATGCAACTGCTTTGGGAACATGTAGACGATAAACGATGTGTTGACGTTCTTCTTGTACAATGTTATTCTGGATGGAGACCCCAAGAATTAGGTTTGATTAAACTTGAAAATGTGGATTTGAATAACTGGATTTTTAGAGGCGGTATGAAAACGGAAGCCGGTGAAGATCGGGCAGTACCAATTCATTCCCGTATCCGGCATCTTATAGAGAGAAAATATAAAGAGGCTCAAGAACTTGGAAGCCCATATTTGTTCAATTATGTTGATCCAACTTTACGAAGTAAAAATATAACGCTGAACTATAACCGTTACCAAAAAGCATTCGAAAGAATCAGGATTGAATTAAACCTAAATCCGGATCATCGACCTCATGATGGACGAAAACACTTTGTTACAATGGCTAAGAAATACGGTGTTGACGAGTATGCTATCAAGTATATGGTTGGACATAAGATTTCGGACATTACTGAAAAAGTGTATACCGAACGGGAATTTCAATGGCTTAGAGAAGAAATAGAAAAAATAAAATAGATTGTAATTTATGCCTAGCACTGTAAAAATTACAACCCTGGAACAGTTGAAGGTTGCCCTTCAGGCAGCCAAGACCTACATCGATAATGAGATCGGTGGACTGGGGGGTCTTGCAGGAAAGAGCGAGGTTGCTTATGAAGATCTTGCCGCTGCCCTCAAGACGCTGATTGACGGTAAGGCTGAGCAGACTACCGTTGATACCATGATTGGGGATGACACGGGTAAATCTATTCGTGCTATTTCCGCTGAAGAAGTCGCTAAGATTGTGGCCGGCGCTGATGAGAACTACAATACTCTGAAGGAAATTGCCGACTGGATTATGAGCGACACCACTGGCGCCGCTAAGATGGCGAATGACATTACCCGTCTGGACACCATTCTGGATGGTATCGGTGACACGACCGCTAGCGAGCAGGCCACTGTTGTTGCTTATGTTCAGGCTATGATCGATGCTCTCGGCATTGGCGATTATGTCAAGACTACGGCTATGACTACTGAGCTGGCGAAGAAAGTTGATAAGGTTGAGGGTTCCCGTCTCATGACCACTGCTGAGGGCACCAAGCTTGCGGGTATTGCAGAAGGGGCTCAGGTCAATGTAATCGAAAAGATTAAGGTCAATGGAGTAGAGAAGACTGTTACTGAAAAAGCAGTTGATGTTTCTGTTCCTACAGGCGCTCTCGCTTCTCTGGATGAAGTAACCGAAGAGAATCTGGATTCTGCTCTGAAGGCAAAGGTTAATGCTGCTGCCGAGGGTAACCACAGCCATGCCAATAAGACTGTCCTAGATGGCATTACCTCTGAGAAAGTTGCTGCTTGGGATGCTGCTGAACAGAATGCCAAGAATTATGTCGACGGGCTGGTTGCTTCTAACAATGAAGTTACAGCTATTTGCACTGAGGTCTTTGGCACTGCATCTGCCTAATCTGTTTAAAGGGGGAGGGTGTAATAGCCCTCCTCCATTTTTAAAAGGAGCGTGAGTCGAATGCCTGAAAGCAAGCTGGTAACTTTAGGAAGCATCAGGTTGCTTGCTCAACAGACCAAGTCGTATGTAGACGGTAAAGTAGGCTCCACTGGTGATATTCAGTCGGGTGACACTGTCAAGACTTTCTCGGAGGACTATAAGACCGTTACCACGGTTTATGATAATGGGAACCAGCTTGTGAAGACTTTTTCGGACGATATGAAAACCATCACATCGGTTCTTAAGGATGCGGACGGGATGGTCATTGTTACAGAAACAAAGACCTTTTCAGAAGATGGCCTCACTATCTCTACGGACGTGGTTTACGGTTAATTAAATGTAAAACAAAGTGATTCAGTGTAGGTTATTTCTCTATTATTCCTACACTTTGGCTGAAAAAGCCTTATATTTCTGGATTTTTAGTTTCAATTATAATAAATTAATTTTATAATATCTAAATTATATTTGCCGGCACACTCTTTCTTCCGCTGAGATACGGCAATCCCCCGTCAGCGGCGAAGCTGCTGCTTCTCAGTGCGCAAAGGTCGCTCCGCGTTGCCGCAGGAGCGGCTTTCTTGCGCTCCCTTGCTCATTGGGCTTCCGCCTCGCCGCATCCCGCACTGCTCTCGCTCGGCTCCGCCCCTTTTGTAAAGGGGGCTTTTGTCAACCTGCAACCAAAAGGCTCCTTTCTAAAAGGAGCTGTCGCCGCAGGCGACTGAGGATTGTCCTTATTCCCGCAGGGGCTGCGATTTACGGCAATCCCCCGCAAACACAAAAAGAGCGCGCCGTGCGGCGCGCCCAACGTTTCTCAACTGCCTTACATTCCGGAGAACAGGCGCACCGGAAGAATCAGGTAATAAAATGCGCTGCCCTGCACCGGCCGCACCACACAGGGGCTGATGTTGTTGTTCATGTCAAGATAGAGCTCATCTTCATCCAGCACGCGCAGCACATCCGTGAAATACTTTGCGTTAAAGGCAATCTCAATGTCCTCACCCATAGCATCCACGGCGATCTCCTCGTGGCTGCGGCCGAGTTCGCTGTTTGCGGCAATGGTCAGCTTATCGGAGGTGAACGTGAACTTGATGAGGTTGCTCTTGCCCTCGCGCGCCATCAGTGCAACGCGGTCGATGCCGCTCATCAGCTCCTGCCGGTTCACACGCACGCGGGTTTTATGGCCATCCGGAAGAATCTGCTTGTATTTGATGAACTCTCCGTCCATCAGCCGCGCAGTGATGTTCGTATGTGAAAGGTCAATCATCACATGCGTTTTTGAAAAGATCATATCGAATTCCTGATCGCTGTCCGG